CTAAAAGATCCCTTGCAGTGGAGAGTTTGTTAGCAAGAATACCGACGTTAACGTTATCATTAAACAGAACATAATGAAGTAGGTAGGAGACACACGTAGTGGACTTACCAGTCTGACGAGGCAACTTAGCAATGTTGAACCTGTGTTTGTGGAATTTTTCAATGAGCTCCTGTTGAAAGTCCCACATTTTAAATGGAACAATACCTTCATCAAGAGATATAATCTTGATGTAATTCATGGCAAAATATACAGGATCCTCTTTACACTTGAGGTACTCCTGTATTTGTTCTTGAGTAAAATTGATCTCAGTCCCAACTTTCTTTAGATTGGGGTTACCAAGATAATGGTCAGCTGACATTAAAGTACCACTCCGAATACTATACTGTATCTATAAACATGTGGTTCCGTTGAACCCAATCCTCTATGTGGTAGGTGTGAAGGAAATACTATTATTCTTCCAGGAACATACTCATGCTCTTCTAACATATCAGTACCATTCTCAGCAAATATTTGAAACTTACCACCCCATTCTTTTTCCCAAGTTGGGTTAGGGAAAACCATTATAGTTTTACTATCCCAATCTTGCGGACCATTAGAATCGATATGGAGTGTTCCATCACATCCAGAATGTTGAAGGTTAACATCTATTCTTGATAGATTTATATCCCTACTATCAACACCTTTCAATCTACAAAGAAATTCAAACATACTAAAGAATGCAGGAGCATTCTCGTTGTCCAAATAATTTATAATATTAGGATGCTCTCTATTGAAAATTTGAGATCCAAATAATCGGTGAGTGCCTGTTTGGTGATAGGGCCATGATGAAGCATTTGCAACATTACAAGCCCTGTACCTTAACTTACCTTGAAGTATCGAAAACATTTCATGCAAATATTTTGCATCAAACTTATCATCATATATTTCACAAATCATTTATTATATTCTAACCATTTTTCAGCAGATTCTTTATCGTCAAAGTAGTGGAAGTGTCTACAGAGCTGAACAGTAAACTGCTTAACATCTGTATCATATCCAATTACACCTTCGTAGTCTTCCCAATCTGGGTCAAGACGATCTTCTGGTACTGTAGTCATGGGACACCTCGGACTTCTTTATCTCATATTCTAGCATAGATTTGAGCAATTTGGCTCGAGTAGATTCTCTAAAAGCCTCAAGAACTTTAAGTTCCGCTTGGAGTTCTTCAATTCGGTTCATTATATAGGTGTCCTTTTTATTTCTTTTTGTTGTGTTGCGCCCAGGCGAATGCGTAGGCTTTGTCCTTTCCTACCTTTTTCTTTAATGCTTTAACTTGCTTCTCTCTTCCAGGAGGTGCATCCTCTCCGAAGATACCACCAACTACAGGTGGCAAAGCTTGTTTATCTGACCCTGCTTCATAGTGGCCATCGTCAACTCTTGGTTTCTTTTTTCCTTTCTTCTTACTCTCGGTAGCTAATATAACAGGTCCATCTGTTGGATCTGATTCATGATACTTGATTACCTTACTGCCAGGATAGACACTCTGTGCTATCTTCTGTGCTTGAGGTCTCTGAAGTTTTTGCAACTTACTTCTAAACACAGTGATATCAAATTCCCTACCACGCCATACGCATGTGAGAACATAGTACCTTCCATACATTGTAGGGATTCTTGTTGTCATTATGCAGATACAGCGTTGCAATCTTTATCATGACGCTGGTAAGCAGCAGGAGTTCTAGTAGTGTTATTAGTATTCCTTGCCTGATATGTACCAGGTGTCCTAGCAGAATTGTCGTAGTTACGAGCTTGATAGTCTGCGTTCCAATCCTTATAAGTCTTAGTAGCCCAACCTTCATTTCCAGAGAAATGATTGACAGTTGTACTGCCTGGTTGAGGACTTACAGGGTCACAGTTTTCGTCGTTTCTTTGGTATGCCATGGAACTATTTATCTGTTTTCTTTGATGCGTCTTTAAGCATCTTTTGGAGGTCAGCAGTACTACCAACAAACAATGAGTTGTTAGTTACTACCCTCTTAGCACTCTCTTCTTTGACAGATTTTTTGTCCTTCTGTAGTGCCATTAATTTATCAGCAACGTCTCCGACGTGCTTGATGAGTTGTCCAGCAACTTCATATGCTCTAGGGTGATCAGAAGACATAGCCAAATCAAGAGCACCGTTGACAGCTTCTTGTCCCTTGTCCACCAATAGGTAAAGGTTTCCTCGTGCGTATTCATAATCATCCTGTACTTGATCTTGTCCATCAGCTTTCTTGAGCTGATCTTTTCTAGTAGCACAACCACCCTCAGGTGTTGAACTAACTTCCGTTGCAACTGCTTCTACAGTTTGAAACGCTTTATCTAAACCCGTAGTGTCATCATTCATAATAGGCCGTAGTCTCACTAAATCCAAAGTCATCGCCAGAAGTGAGTAACGCATCATCAGTTGCATCAATCAGATCTACTGGTGTACCAGATACTGCAGCTGCAGCAGTGGTTCCATTCTGTGCTCTGCGTACAGATAGTTTGTTTGGTGATGTCTTACTCTTGACATACATGACTTCATTTCCAATCTCAACATATGATTGAGTAGGAATGTTACTGTAATCAAGAACCTCAACAGTAAGATTTCTTGCGGTGATAGCACCTGCAAGTTCTGTAGTACCGTCCTTGTTCTTGTCTGTAAGTGCTTTCGGTGTAACCTGATAAGCAATCTGCCTTGTAGCTGTGAGTTTGGAATCTGTAGCAATATCGACTTTTGCTTTCTTGATTGGTCCCTGAGTTCCAACAGGACCAAAGATGTATGTCTTACAGGTAAACTGCATTGTGACTAGAGTAATCTTTCTATCATCGAAAGTTCCCTCATAGTCATCACTATAAGATACACTATTAAGAATGATAGGTATATCTCTATAGTCCTTCATATCATCAACCAGTTTAATGGTCATTTGATATGATGGTTGAAACACAGGTAAGATCTGTTCCATGATCTCCAATGTTTCATCATTAGTTTTAGAGATGCAATTCAATTCAAAGTCAATGTTATAAGGAACGGGTGTCATCTGTTTCTTAACAGCATTGGCACCGTCTGCCTTAAGGGACATAGTTATAGGACTAAGTTTCCTACCACTATCATAACTAATACCTGTCATCTCAAATGATAAACGAGGTAGAGTAATAGCAACCTTAAGGTTAAGGTCTGCTTGTTGCTCAAGTCTCGCTAAAAACTTTTGTCGAGGACCATAAGCTAAGGGTACTTTCATTCTGCTATAAACAGAACCATCCTTATTCTCCTTACGGACTTCTATATTATTAAAAAGCGTACCGAATCCTATTACGCACTTTCTAATAATTTTATTGTATGTGTATGCACCTAACATTATAAGTTACCTGCCATTCCAAATGGGTTTCCTTCGCTGAAGTCAATGATATCATCAGCTTGTGTCTCAAATGTGACACTCTCACTATATTTAGTATCGACTGTTAACATTTCATTCCTACTATCTAGGACCATAGTTGCTCCAGATGTAGCTCCCATGATTAATTCACCTATACTAAATGTTGCGGTTGGGTTCTTAAGTTGTATCCAACCTTCCTGAGCATTCCAATCAACAAGCTGTGCAACTGCTCCAGTTGTACCACCAGTAACTTGTTCTGGAACTGTAAATGTTCCTGTCAATCCAGCAGGGGCAGCAGTGAAAGCAGCAGTAGCAGCAGTGTATCCACTACCTCTATTGGTAATATCAATTACCTTTACACTCTTATACTCAGATCCACCACTAAGAATATTAATAGAAGTCAAAACTCCATTAGTAAATGTTGGTGTTAGAGTTGCTGGTACTCCTCCAGTGTCAGGAGATGTTATTGCAAGAGTTGCTCTATCTTGATCATAACCAGATCCACCATCAACAATGTTGACAGATCTAATCTCACCTTCTTTAACAGTGGACCTAATCACTGCAGGAGTAACAGGTGATCCACCATCAACAGTTATATTAACTAAGTATGCAGCTGCTGTAGCTCCTGTACCGTCCCCACTAATGGTAATTATAGGAGTTTCATTATACTTAGATCCATTTGCACTGATGTAAATTTGCTCAACCTCATCACCATCAAGAACTACTGTACCAGTAGCAGTGACACCATTCGTAGGTAGGTAGTAATGTTTGACAGTGTAACCGTAATCAACGAGAGCCTCATCATCCTCAAATAGATCACCCTGCTCATCACTGTACTCGAAGAGCTCACATTTGAGTTTGTAAACATATCCTTTACCTAACTGGTAGAAGGGTTCTTCATGTTCTACAAACTTAATTTCAAAGTAGTTAGATGTAATAGGGAAATATATTAAGTCTCCTTCCTGAGGTCTTTCTGCTACCTCAATAGTTTTTCCTTTATCTAACATCAAGAACTGAGAGATAAAGTCTGAAAATCTTTGCTGAGAAATAACCATAGTTATTTCATCAGTCTGTCTAATACCAAACTTGGTAAGTAAATCTCCACTACCACCAAACCCTTCTGGGTTCTCTAAGTATGCTTCTATAATATAAGAGTCATCAAATTCAGAGATTACCTCTTCATTGAAAACTCCATCTTTTTGAATAAGCTTTCTTGGACAGTACAGGACATCCATCCCAAACATCTTGAGATGCTCCTCCACAATATTCTGTAAAAGGAACTGTTCGTTCCTAGTACCATGTGTAAAATACGTATTCCTCATCCAATCATATCCATTGGCATGGTTTCATAAACAGTAAGCATTTCATCTTCAAGCTTCTCTACTGCAGCTTGACCTTCCCGATATATAAACTCACCATTCATTGTGATACCACCAGGTAACTGTGCTCCCTTAAACTTAATGAGATTTGCACCCCATTGTCTCTTAACTAATGCTGTCATATAACGCTTCATCCAAAGATCATTATATACAGCAGTGTCAGCAGTTGGATCTATGGCACGATAGCATTCAAGAACTAAGAAGTCATTTGTATTAACATCAGTCTTCCAGTCAAGATCTAAGTAAAGCTTATTTCCTCTATGCTGGAACCTTGTCTGCTTCTGTCCTTCCAATAAGAAGTAGATATCTTCCAGTCTACGGTTGACCATCTCATAGGTCAAAATCTCTGTGTTAGTTAGATCCCAAAGGTCGTTAAGTCTCCACTGATATCTAACATCAAATAAGTTTGTTACGTTCTTAGATACAAATGGGAATACCTTAATGACACTAGTGACATACTCAGGCATCTTAACGTAATTATTCTGTTCTGAATAATCAACAGCAAGAGCATTAGAAGTACCAGATGCAATAGTAGTAGTGGTATCAGTGACCATGTTCTCACGCATGGCTTCACTCCACTTAATCTTTACGTGGGTTCTGATATATCCATCACTGTTCCTTTCATTATAAAATTGGATAGCGTCATCCATTAGATCATCTAACTGATCATCCTCGATGTTTATTTCTAGTACAGGAGCACCGTTCTGACGTAAAGCGTAGTCAACTAGTCCCTGCCTTGTGGAAGGTTTTGCCATGTTAGGTAGGATTAACGTTAAATCTTATTCTTACATAATATGTAGTATTTGAGGTGAGATTAACAGCACCTGGTAGAGTATACGATGTCAAGTTTGTTGAGTTACCAAGAGACTGGTGGACAATAGTTGAGAATGCAACTGTAGTACCAAACTGCCAATCACTAGATGAATGTGTGTATCCAGTCTTCAATGCAATTGGATCAACATTAATCGTTGGATTGAATGCTGGTGTAATTGTTTGAATATCTGGTTGATCAACAAAAGGAGTAGTAAAGTTTACAGCAGCAGTGTATGCACTTTCCAATGCATTGTTATCTCTAAACTTAACCTGTACAGAATATGCTGTATCGAAGTCAAGAGTTGCACTAGGTACAGTGAATGAAGTTAGATTACCTGTATCACCATTAGCAAATGTATTTACTGTATCATATACTGTGACGTTATCACTAACTCTTCTTATTCTCCAGAATGAGGAGAAGTGAGTTGATCCAGCATACTCCTGAACGAATGCTGCAGTATTAATAACTGGCTGTCTGGAGAATGCTTTAGTAGTATCAGCGTCAATAGTTGGAGTTACAGATGCAGGAGCAGATACAAACTCAGATTCATTAACTGTTAGTGTTGCTGCACTAGATGTTAATGTCGTTGCAGCTGCATTAGAAAGAACACAACGGAACTGTTCTGATGGAGTTGTTGGGTATGTAGTAGCAGGTGTAATATATGTTGCTGCATTAGCACCGTTAATTGCACTCCAAGAACTACCACTATCAACAGACTTCTGCCACTGATATGATATTGTATCACTAGTAATTGAAGCAATAATATTAAATGTTGCTGTACCACCTTCAATAACTGCTGTAGAGTTTGGTTGTGTCTGAATTGTTATGACACGTAAAACTGTCAATAAAGCAAACGTTGAAGTTATAGGTGCAGCAGATCCCACAAGAGATGCTACGCAACGATAACGATCATTGGCATCATTAGCATATACTAAAGTTGGAGTTGTATAAGAAGCACTAGTTGCTCCTCC